GGCGGGGGAAGGGGGGCCGCGCCACTGGGGGATGGGGAAACATCTGCGGTTAATGATGGGAGAGAAGCTTCTGTGCTTTCGCTTGCCCCATCACCAGAAAATCCTTCGCTCGCACGCGCGTATCCATCTTCCATTAAGTATTTGTTCAAATTAGTATTTATTTCTCGGGGGTTATCCGATATTGGGTTTTCCACTATCGGGTTTTGCGTTGGGATTTCAGCCAATGGAACCTCGCGAACAACATATTCAATATCCGTGTAGTGTCCCTTTTGATCTCTCGTGTAGTTCCGTTGAACGTATCCATAGACCTCAAGTTCTTTCATTGCGGAGTTAATCGCGGTGATACCGTCTTTGCAGATTTTCGCAAAACCGCTTACGCTGAAATCCCATCTATCCGGCAATGAAAGCATGATCGTCAGCAGGCCGATGGATTTCAATGACAACCGCTTGTCCTGAAGGTGATGATTGCTTATAACCGTATATTGTTTCGTTTTTTCGATCCGAATTGTCGGCATGTTGCGCTCCTGTCCTTAGCGTGTTGTTTAAGGCTTCTGGGCCTCATTAAATAAGCCGTTTGGAAAGCTCCATGCATTTGGTAGGGTTATTGCTTGCTAGCCGGTGAATATATTTTTTGTGCGCTTTTTATGCGTTATTTTTTGCAAGCGGAGATTCGCGCTTTTTTATCCGTTCGCCGTCCGCGTTCGTCTCGTATCCCATGCGCCAAGGCCAAAGGGGACAATCTTTACAGGGGCAATACCTTACTTCGACCTCGGATTGGCAGGTGCATTCCAAGCATTTAAGACGAATAGCCTTTTTTCTGCCTACGCTTTCCATGGCGAATCCCTCCTATGGATTGTGATAGCTGGCAGTGGCGGGCCGCCAGCGGATGTTGTCGGTTCCAATCGGGCCATTTCTCAACTTGGAAACAATGGCCTCCGCTTTATCTGCCGGGATCTGCTCGTCATACACATTGCCTCTGTACAAGAAGATCACGGCGTCTGCGTCCTGCTCTATCGCGCCGGAATCCCGAAGGTCGGAAAGCCTGGGGCGCTTGTCCTCCCGGCTTTCCACACTTCGGTTCAGTTGCGACAGGAGGATGATGGGGATATTCAGTTCTCGTGCCAACATTTTTAGCCGTTTGGTTTGGTCGGCCACCATGTCATTTGTGCTGCCTGTCTTTCGTTCGGCGGTAAGCAGTTGCAGATAGTCGATAATCAACGCTTCCACCGAACCTGTAGCCGCCTCTTTCATGGCCGCGCCTCGAAGCTGGCTTACTGTCCACCCGGAGCTGTCTATAAGCTTGACCGGTAATTCGGTAAGCCGGATTGCTGCGTTCATGAAGCGGTCTGCCTCTCCGCCAAGCTGCTTATTCCGAATCGATACAAGGGGTACGGACGACAGGGCGGAAACAAATCGGGCCGTAAGATCGCGGGCGGGCATTTCACATTCGGCAAAAAGGACGCTATGATTGCTTAATGCCATATTCAGCGCGATAGAAATAGCCATGGCCGTCTTTCCCATTGCGGGCCTGCCAGCCAGGAGGATCAGCTCTCCTGGTCGTATCCCGCCCATGCGGTTATCCAGACCCTTAAATCCGGTCATAATGCCGGGGGTGTCGGGAGACTGGATATAGTCCACAAGATCGCTCGCAGCTTCGTCCATGGCGATTATATTGCGGTCTTTTTTCGGCGCGACCGCCACTGCTGCTTGGGTCAGCGTGGATAACACCGATTCGGTGGGTTCCCTGGCATCCAGCGCCGCCGCTATGCTTTGCGATAGCTCGAACAGCTTGCGCCTGCGGCTGTGATCTTGGATGATAGCAATATATTCGTTTGCATGAGCATCGCTTGGCAGATAGCGCGCAATGTCAGCCAGATATTCAATTCCGCCTGCTAAATCCAAGCTTCCCGCAGCCTCCATGCGGTCGGATACAGTGACAAGATCAACCGCTGCGCCCTCGTTATATAACGATAAAATGGCCGAAAAGATAGCTTGATGCGCTTCTTCATAAAAGTCTCCGGAAACAAGGGCGTTGCATATCTGTCCACATGCATCTTCTGATATAAGGCAACACCCAAGAGTAGATTTTTCGGCTGGAACGCTATAACTCGCCATCGTTTCGGCCTCCTAAATCAGAAGGGAAGATCTTCATCGATTTCCGACATATCGGGGGGAAAGTAGCCTCCTGTTGTTGCGATCCCGCTATCATACTCGGTTCGCGCTTTACTGGTCGGGGTGGGACAAGGTGCGGCAGCATGCTTGCTTTCGCAGAAATGGTGCCGTTCTACGATGATATCCGTCGTGTAGTGACACACTCCGTTCTTTTCATAGCTGCCGGTATGGATGCGACCTTCCACGGCTATCTTCGTTCCCTTGTGCAGATATTTTTGAGCGAATTCTCCGGATTTTCCAAACGCGACACAGCTCAGAAAATCGGCATCCGGCTGCCCGTCATTTTTGTATTGTCGATTAACGGCAAGCCGGTACTTTGCGATAATCGATCCGCTTTGTGCGGTCATAACTTCGGGTTCGCTACATATGCGGCCCATCAATGCGACGTGGTTCATTTCCATCATCCTTTCAACAAATCCCCGCCCCGCCAATGCAGGGCGGGATGCGTATTTTTATCCTTTTTTACGGTTCATCTGACTGGGACTATTCGGACTTGGTTTCAGCGGGCGCGGCATTGTCGTCTTCTGTTACGTTGTAGTCAGCTTCAATTATGACCTCGTTCGGAACGTCATACATGTCATTGGATATGCTGGTTTTGATAACCTCATCTTGCACAGCAGCGCGGACAAAATCGGATTTCAGAGGCGCGTATTTCAGGACGCGCTTCAGCACGGTCTTTTTTGCCATCTCTTCAAAATTGGTTTTCCAAGGCGAAATGTTACTATTGTACGACTTGCTATATTTGGCCGCATGTCTGCGTACATCGTCCATGCTCATGACTTCAAAGCCATATCCGCCGCTTTTCGTCTTAAATATCGCATACACCTTGACTGGTTCGCCCCTGTCCTTGTCGGCGGGCTTATGGATAAGTTTCGGGTCAAGTCCGTATTCACAGGTAAATTCGTCGTTTTCGTAGACTACATGTGCCTGGATAACCTCAACTTCACCGGAACGGTAGGCAAGATCAATCAATCCTTTGTAACCGAGCTGAAATTGAGCTTCCAGTACCCCCTTGTTTGAGTATGGCAGGACATACGCTTGACCGAGCGGGGGGTTTACCTCTAGGCCTAGCTGGGCACTTGTCATCATTGCGCCCAAAAAACTCGCAGGGGTGCAACTCCCAAGCTTCGGATTCACTGAAATGGCGGAAAGAACAATGCGGGTAAACCGCTCCGGTGTAATGACGGAAGGGAGCGCCTTTGCAATCTCCTTTTCCATACTCTTGATATACTGCTGCATGGTCTTTTGCTCTGCGGGCTTTGCTGCTGCCGCCGTTGCCCTCTGAATCATGTTTGCCATTGCTCTTATGCCTCCTTTTGTTCAATTACCCGGAACTTTCGGGTATGTATTTCTTTGTAGTAGCTGGACAGGTCAAGCTCCGGATTATCTCGCATGAAACGCTCGCTATCAAAAGTTCGTCTTGTTGAGCTTTTCCATGTTACTTTGTACCTGTCGCATTCGCCTCCACATGCATCCCCTATATACGCCTTGATGCAATTCGTGGCCTCATCCCGCAGCGCTTCTAGCTCTTTAATTTGGCCGCTTAGCGCCGTATACTGATCCAGCTGTGCCGCCATTGGAAACAGGTCTACCACGTTTTTCCCACTGTCGCTGTATATCGTTTTAATGGCCTCTGTAGTGGGTTCAGAGCCGTCTGGTGCCGGAGGGGTATCGTTCTGTATAAGCTGCCAGAAATCGCGTTCTGCCCCCATTAGTGCGGATATTTCGGCTTCGTCACGATCAAGTTCAAAAACCATGAAATCACGGCAGCCAATAAGAACGGCGAGATATGCTTTTTTAAGCTCCGTAACTGCCAGATAATGGCACACCTGCGCCCACCACCGGGCCGGGAATTCCCCGTTCCTGCATTGCCGCATCACGGGAAAGGAATTGCTGGTCTTAATCTCCAAAATGGCCTTTTCCCCGTTTACAAGCCTGTCCACGTTGGCGCACGCCCAGGGGAACAAATCGTTTACCATAGTAAAGTTGTGTTTTCTCACTTTTTTTCCGGTTTCATCAGTGAACATTTGAGCCACAAGCTCTTCCAGATATGCGCCAACCTTCGTCGTGATATTCCCTTCAAAAGGCGGGATTCGTCCGGTCTTTTCCGCCCATAGGCTGTATGGGCTTTTGTATTCGTCAAGGCCAACCACGGCTCCAGCATCGCTTCCGCCGATAAAGCCGCGCCTGATTTGTAGCCATTCTTCATGGTTGCTAAATGGTATTTTCCGAATCATGTTCATCCCCCCATTTTTCGCCTCCAATCATTCCTCCCTGGCGGTTTTCTTGTAGTCTTTGGCCCACGCATCCAAGCAGCCTTCGCAGATAGTTGTGCCGTCCGGCATGTCATACATATCATCGCCTTCTAGGATGTCTTGACCGCATAGATCGCATTTGTCGCATATCTTTGGTTCTGGTTCGATGTATGTAACCATCGGGTTTTCAATATTCATCATCGTTAAAGCTCCATTAGTTTAAGGCATCTATCAGCCGCCAGCCCTCCTGATCCGCCAAATCATCCAGCGCCCTTTGGGCTTCTTCCTCGGTGTTCCAGCGCCCCGGGAGAGCGTCGGCATACCAGAGCCCCCGAGAGCTGAACTTGCAGGGGGATACCACGATCACATAACCCTTTTTGTACCAGCTTTCATCATAGGCCACATACGCGATTTCCCCTGGAGCCGGCGCGTAAATGTGCGCTTGCCTATTTCCTGCGCCGGTGGTATCATATGGTTGTACTTTATGCTTTGCCGTCTTGCGCTGCGCCAGCAGCCGGGCGGCCTTTTTTTGCGTTTTAATCATGGATCATGATCTCCTTTGCCATGTGGATAGCAGCCATATAAGCTCGCTCATGGATGGTGCCTGCATGGGTTTTATGCACTTTAGCCTTAAAATCATCCAATGTACCGTTAAAGCAGCCGCAATTCACGCGGATCAATCCGTCTTTGCAGCGATAGAAAGTGGTCATGCCTTGACGGCTACCGATCCCTCCGACGGTCATGTAATCATATATCGATTTAATTTCTGCGCCCTCACCGATCCGTGCATTCTCGCCGATCCGTGCGCCCTTGCCGATCCATGCGCCCTCGCCGATCCGTGCATTCTCTTTGATCCATGCGTTCTTGCCGATCCATGCGTTCTCGCTGATCCGTGCGTTCTCTCCGACCCATGCGTTCTCGCTGATCCGTGCGTTCTCTCCGACCCATCCAATGCCTACCCAGTTTTTGTACAGGCGGTACATGCCATTTAGGTATGGGTGCTTTTGTGTCTTGTCTGTCGTGTAATTCATTTTTTATTCTCCTAAGTTGTATCGTTATGCGCTATAACGCTTCCCTGCAAAAATCACGATCATACTCGGAAATGGAGCGTTATATTTTGCGCCTCCGAACTTTATTCGCCCCTCAATAAATCTAATTTCCGCGTGCCCATTGATAAACTTATGGAACCATCTTGTATCCGTCCTTACCGGGAGCAGCATAACAACGGTTGCCCCATGTTTGGAGGATTCGGCCGCTTTTGCTACCCACCGCCCAACATCCCGCCCATATGGTGGATTACACCAAACCGTCCCGCGCCATGGCTGTATCAGCCCGTTATCCTTTGGCGTGTAATACCTGTCGCATTTTGCATTTTCCGGCAGCGCGCAAGCATCCAGCATGAATCCAAATTCTTTGTCCAGGGCATCATAGATTTCTTGCGGCGTTTCCCACAAATCTGATTTGCTCGAATACATTACCGGGTTCATTTTTTTATCCCCTTTCATGCGCTATACCCGCCCACTGTTCGGCCATGGCCTTTGCTATGCCATGGAATGTTTTGGATCGTGTTTTTGCATCGCCAAATTCACCGTTGAAACCGCCATATCTACCATCCTTCGTAAACGACTGGTTTACCCATCCTCGTCCTGGTTTTTTAAGAATTTTTGTGGCCCTAAGCGGTCGAATCCCTTTAAGCCAAATACAAGTCGTTTTTTCGTATGGATGTCCGAACTGCCATGGATGGATTATCTGTGATGGTTTAATTGGGAACCCATATTTTTTATCAAGATCAGGGAACCATTTTCGTATGTATTTACCGCTAATGATTCCAACTGGATTTTCTATCGCAATCCGTTCGCAATCAGCATTGACAATTTGCATAAAAAATTTGATTGCGGCCTGCTGCCGTCCATCAGACCGTTTTGCCGCAAAATGCTTGGCACCACTGGCCGCTAAATGTGTACATGGCGGGAAAGCTATAATCATGTCCCATTTTCCATCAATATAGTGTTCTGTCGCGTCCATCGTATGGAAAAAACAAAAACCATTCAGGAGCGGCAATACATCAGCCATGATATGCCATTCGGGATGGCCGCCGGAACACGCTTCTATGTCGCACGAATACGCCTCATGCCCAAGCGCCCGAAGCTCTTTTGTTACTGCCTGGCTTTCTTCGCAGGCCACAAGGATGCGCACCGCCATCACCTCCCACGCTCATGCCGCCCTTGCCGCCACACCAAGCTACCCAGCGACGCGCCCAGGATGCCCAGCGCCGTGGCCAGCGCCGCTACCCACCATACGGGCTCGCCTAGTACGCAAAATCCTACCAGGGCAGCCGTCAATAGGGCCGATGCTATCAGTTCGAGTGCTTTCATGCTTTTCCTCCTTTTTCCCTTCTTTTGGTACGAATTTGAGCTTAATGTTACAGTCATACATGTCGGACAGGATTTCCGACAGTACCTGCTCGATACGGGCTTTCAGTTTTGCGTCCTTCATGTTAACCTCCTATTCATATATGAGCCGTGTAGAAACTTCCGCAGGGGGATCTCTTTCGTTGTAGTTTGTTGTCGTTTCATGCGAATCTGCCTCCTGTTGTTGCTATGGGTTTCTTTCGCTGGTATGCTAGATTTGTCCCTATAGGAACGACGGAAGGAGTGATGCCTTTGAGCAAACTTTTGAAGTCGTCCGGCTCCCGATATACGGTCAGTAGCCAAAGCTAAGGACAGGGTTTATTCCCTCCCATGCGGAACGCGACCGCGAAGAGCGGCTATGGAGCCAAGAACGGCAAGTGGTCTGCCTAGTTCCTGCCAAGCTGCGAACGTGCTCCGTAATCACGTTAAAAGGCGAACCGGTGTGACCGCACCGGCAAGCAGCTTGTGCAGCACAAGCAACTGCAACTCCATATCGGGTGTAAAGCGCGCGAACGCTCCAGCTTGACCACGGCTGGGGCGTTTTTCGTCCTCGCGGCCGGGTTCTGCATGGGAAGGAGGGAGGTAAGGTCTTCCATTTGCGCATGGCTTCCGCGCCTTAACCTTGTTTCAACAGGAAGCTGATCACCGCGCCAAGCAGGAAAAAGAGAACCGCTTTAACCGCAAGCTTCAGATAGCACAGTGTGTGATAGCGGCGCTCGGCTTTATCTCTGGCCTTATCACCGAGCACTTTGTAGGGATCGTTGAGTTCCTTGTTTCGCTTTTTCATTAGGCCTCCTTTCGTTGTGGTTTATTGTCGTTTCATGTGCAACTGTCTCCCATTATTGCTACGGGTTTCCTCCGCTGGTATGCTGGGTATATGGGAAGGAGGTGATAGGATGCTTTATATTGCCGTTATGCATCTGACTGGACGTACCGATCAATATCCAAGGTTGCATCAGGTAATGAATCAACTCGGTGGGCAACGCTGGGTAAGAATTGAACCGTCTACTTGGATCTTTTGGTCTAATCTTGTTACTCCTAAAGATGTTCACGACGCGATTTTGCCGACGCTGCATGAGGCTGACACTCTTTTTGTAAGCCAAATTCAACCCGAGGATTGCTGGTTGTCAGGAATGAAGAAAGACATGGATGCTCTTGCACGAGTGATTCAAGGGGTACTGTAATCCCGTTCGCCGTTGTAAGCGTCGGGCTAAGCCCTTCTATCTGCTGCCTGTCTTGTAGTCGCTTTACAAGGCAGGCTATTTCTTCGGGGCTTCCTTTAATAAGCAATTGCATTATTGTCTCCTTTCGTGGCTAGTTCGCAGCTGGCCCCATTTGTTTGCCTTAAAAGGTAGGCATGTTCCGGTTAAATACATCAATGGCATTTCTGGCGGCTGAAAGAATTGACTTGGCCTCCTTATAGCTCGTGCCATGAAGCGCATTCAAAACGATCTCAAGATTAAGCACAATATAATGATACCACACAAAACAAGCTTGTCAATGCTTAAAGCGCACTTTTTTTATTTTTTTTCTTGCATATCTGTGCTTTAAGGTATACTATATGAATAGAGAAACAACAGAGAGGTCAGAGGTGGTTATGGATAACAAGGATATTTTTGCTTCAAATCTAAAGAAGTATATGTTAATAAACGGGAAAAGCAGAAAAGATATCTGTAATGATTTGGGTTTAAGCTATTATACCGTTACTGATTGGGTAAATGGGAAAAAATATCCCCGTATGGATAAAGTGGAAATGTTAGCTAATTATTTTGGTATCTTAAAGTCTGATCTAATTGAACACAATGAAGAAAAGCCCCCCACTCCTGAAGAACAGGAGCGGAGGGATAATGCACAAGAAATCGCTCGTTTAATTATGCTTTTGCCGCCTGAGCATCAGAAGATGTTTGTAGCTCAGATAAACGCCGTTTTAGCTCAATTAAAATCGCACCCTGAACATCAATAGGGAGCATCAAGGCTAACTCGGTTATTTCAGCTTCAGTGATATGACATGCGCACCTCCATCTATTTCTTTCGTCTCCCCAACTATGAAGCGCTTCATATCTGTTACCTATACTATACCAGCGCTTTACCATGGAAACAATGGTAATCATTTCTAGTAAAATTCGACAATTTATACTATTTTACGAGGGATTATCGAATTCATACATATGCAATATAACTAAATTGTTGTTCGTTGTGTAATGTTGTCGTATTCCGCTAAATGAATGATTTTTCTTCCGTTTGTTGGTAAAATAAAGGGAATAATTGGAGGGAGGAAAAGTCATGAAAAGAGCAATCCTTTTATCTTTGGCACTGGTATTATGCACTACAATTACAGCTTGCCGCACACAACAAGAAACTACAACGCCAACTTCTTCAGCGGCAGCAAATATCGAATCTAATATAACGCCAACGGTGCCACAATCAATAACCACCTTATCTCTGAACCATGATGCCACGATGGATTCATCGGCTACTACAACTACTACAGCGGTTGTTGCGGCCAATAGGCAAAACGCTACAACCGCGCAATCAAAAATCCAATCGACTACAAAAGCTGGAAAAAGCCCTGTTTCGACAACTCGAAAGTCTAACGTTGCAAAAACAAGTGCGCCGCCGACAACCAGATTATCCACTGCCCTAACGACAGCGGAAAGCGGAAGACCTGCAACTAAGCCTCCGACTTCTGCGCCAACCACAAGGGCCACAACAACGAGAGCCACGACAACTACGACAAAGGCTACAACAACCACGACGAAAGTTACAACGACAACCACGACAACTACGACAACCACTACACCCGCATTTGATCACTCTTTGCAAAGAAAAGTAGTCCAAGCGGCAGATAGTAAAATTAACCGCCTAAATAGTCGCCAACGCGAATTGAGCGATTATATTAATGATTGCATAGCTCGGGGAATGGGACGGTCAAGCCAGTGCATTGCGGCCAGGAATCAACAATCTCAAAACAATAAATCGTTGGAAAAAGCCAAATCATTAAGATCACAAGCGCAAAATGCAGGCACTAATAGTGAGCTATATTCAATTCAAAGTCAAATAAGTAGTATTTCGATAGCATAGCTTAACCGCTTAATCAAGTATCAATCGTTTAGGTAATCAATCCATGAAAGGAGCTTCCATCATGCCCTCGCCTTCCGACCGAGAAGCCAAGCTTCAAGCACTGTTGGCCGAGGCCCGATCCATAGTCCAGGGCTTCGCCGCTCTCGATGAAAAGCTGACTTGGTTGGAGGATACGGTTCACGACAAAAAAGCGGCCCATAGGCCGCCATGACATGATTTATTTATCTCGGTAATGTGACCCGCATTGAACGATTTTTATAACATCTCCGTCTATGCGGTAAACAATGCGATTAGCATCGTCTATACGCCGGCTCCAATACGCCGCTAAATCGCCGCTTAACCTTTCGGGTTTGCCAATTCCCTTATAACCGTTTCGGTCTATATCTTTGAGGATCTGCAATATACGTTTCAGCGTTTTCTTATCTTGTGTTGTCCAATACTCAAAATCTTCCCAGGCGGCATCTGACCATGCTTTAATCATCCAGATTCACCTCATGGATTGTACCGCCTGTGGCCTCCATTTGGGAAATGGACGCCCGGAGCCTTTCCATGTTTTCAGCTGAATAGAAAGGATCAAGTGAAACCTCGAAGGGTATGCGCCGCTCACGTCCCATTTTCTTTAGGAAAATCGTAATCGCCGCCGCCATCGATAAACCAAGATCGTCGCACACTTGCTCTGCAAGCCGTTTTGTGTCTTCATCAACGCGTAAACTAATTTGCGTCATCGTAATTCCTCCTTTCTGGATATTCACAGTATATCAGATTTCAAAGCAATTTGCAAGCATTTTGCTACCAATTTACTAATTTATACAACAATTCCCGCCCCAGGCGGCAACCTGGAAGCGGGAGAGCAGCAAACCGACACCTAACACAGTACCGGGCATTGCTATATCAATTTTAGCATAATTACCCATGCTGTGCAACGAAAGGAGCAAAACATGGCGATAAAATTTACCTGTTTTTAGGCTGAAATTTTCTTGTCTTTTGTACGCTCTCTACGGATGTAGTACAAAAGACAAGAAAATTAGAAAGTAACAACAAGAGGCCGGATTACATGGCCTCTTTTAGCTATCAATCGTTCGGGCCTGCCTTGACATACAGTCTCATGGCTTAGTTTGATCAAGCATCAGGATAGAGCAAGTTGCAAATCCATGTCGTTTTATCCGTATAGTCGACCAGCTTTGAATAATATTTCCCCGTTTTGTGATCGTGGGCGTACTGCGTAGATATAGAGCATTCGCGGCAGCTGCGGGGCTATACCGCCCCGCCCGGTTTATTGTTCGCCGCCTACCTTTGGCCTGGGCGAGTTACGATGTCATAATAAAAGTTCGTGTCGAAATAGTCTACCATACTATTACTGTCGTCGTATCGGTAAGCAGCAATAATCGCATTTACGGCTTTGATTTTTGCTATGCCCCGCGGGGAAAATACATTGTACCGATCAATGCAGTGTTGGTTAATTCCGCACCGGCTCAACGCTTCTTTATGGTATTCAAATTTGGCTGCTGCCTGGCGTATCCGCTCTTGCTCCGCGTCGGGTAGATCATAATATTTGTCTGTTGTGATCTCTACCATCTCCCCGTCCTCGCCGATGTAATAAAGCCAAGTTTTACCGGCGATGACCCTGTAGTTATCGATAAAGGCTTCCAAGCTCGCTAAGTCGGCGGGGGTAGTGGTGATAGTCGCCGTGATATGCTGGCCGCCGGTATAGGTCTTGCAGGACAGCGTCACGCCCTTGATCCCTGCGGCCTTGATGTCGTCCATAATCGCGCGCTTGAGCTCTTGGCCGTATAAGTGCCGGTTGCTCTTGGCTCCGTAGACCGCACCGCCTCCCATATAGCCGTCAGTAATAACGGCGGTTTGCGCGGCGGAATCGTCGGGGGTGTTGTCGCATATCGCGGCGATGATTTCATGTTCGGATGCGTATCCGTACCAGCATTTTTTTTGACCGTGCCAGCGCATCTTCAGGCGTTTCATCGCCAGACGGACGGTATCGACGGGCTTTTCGTCGAAATAGACTTCGCGGCTGTTGTATTCATGATTTTCTTCGATGCGATAATTCATGGTTATCCCCTTTCTTTTCCCGGGGAACCATGCTAAGATATAGATGGCCCCCGTTTCGTCGCTGTTTCGGGTGGTTATCCTCCGCGCTAACGGCTGCAACCGTTGCGGGGGATTTTTAAATCCTTAATTTTCCCCTAAATTTCAAGCAAAATTAGCTGATCAATTCAAATATAATTTGCTAGACTAACGAATATAAATTATTTTTTGCCGCGAAAATGGTGTATGCTACGTATTGTAAGGGGTAACGGCAAAAACAAATATATTTGTTTTTGCCTTATACCCTTACAATACACGATTGTACAGGGCCGCAAGGCCTTTTTGTTTTGCGCTTATCACATACTATATAAGGAGGTGATACCATGCCAGAGCTCAAAAATCGACAGTGGGAGCTATTTGCGCGGGCTTATATCGCGACATATGGCAATGCACGGCAATCTGCGATAGATGCCGGATATAGTGTGGGTAATGCTCGTAAGCAAGGCAGCGTCCTGGCAAGCAATCCAGCCGTGCGCGCGAGGGTTGCCGAGCTTGCGGCAGAGATTGATGCGCCAGGCATTGCGGAGATGGAGCGAGCACGCGCTATATTATATAGTCGACTTGAGACTATATTGCAAAGCAGCTCAAGCGATATGGCCGCAGTACAGGCTGGGCGCGTACTGGGTGACCTGCTAGGCATGGGCGAGAGCGGCGAGCGTGTCAAGGCACAGCAGGATAAGATCGCGCTCGAGCGTGACAAGATAGCGTTACAACGCGACATGCTCAAGGCGGCCAAAGATGACAAAAATGTGCGAATTATTATTGATCCGCAGCTTAATTCCGCTGTTCAGCGCGAGGACAAGGGCAAAAACGCCTAAATTTAGGCGTTTTTTGTAACTATTCGTAAAACCCGTGTTCTGCGCAATGTTTATTTTATATGATTCGTGCGATGCTATTGGCTTGGTTAACGCCTTAAGGTAGCCGCATAGAGAGACGCGGTTATTATTTTGTTCTTTCTTTTTCATCTCGGGGGTCTTTTGTTTTTTATTTTTTGTTTTGTGTTGTAAAAAATATACCCCCCCTCCCCCCATGGTTGTTGATTTACCCACCGGGGGGAGGGTCGAGACGGCCCCGGCCTGCGCCGCGCCCTAAAGCCAATATGTCCCCAGACCAAAATATAGAATCCCCGTCTATAAAGCATTGCCCTTGCCCGGGCGCCATAAGGAGGTGATTGATTGCCGGATTATCAGCTTGATTACAAGCCAAGCGAGAAGCAACTACAGTTTCACAACTCCACCGCAGACTATACGCTATATGGCGGTGCCGCGGGTGGCGGGAAGAGCTGTGCAACGGTGATCGATGCCTTTTTGACGTGCATTCACATTCCTGGTTTTCGTGCATATCTTTTCCGCAAAACGTATCGCGAGCTAGAAGATACGCTTATTACGGAAGCGCAGAAATGGATTCCAAAGGGATTCGGGTCATACAGCGCAACGGCGCATGAATGGCGGTTTCCGAACGGGGCGAAGATGCTATTCCGGCATTGCCAGACCGAGCAGGACAAGTTCAATTACCAGGGCGCGGAAATCTATGGACTGTATATGGACGAGCTGACGCACTTCACGAAAACGATATACGATTTTCTTATATCCCGGCTTAGAGCGCCGGTTGAAATGGGGATCAAGCCATACGTGAAGTGTACAAGCAACCCTGGGGGTATAGGGCATGGATGGGTAAAGGGGCTTTTCATTGACCCGATGCCTAAAGGCGGTCAAATTACCCGAAAAATCATGGTTGAATCGCTTAATCGTGTCATGGATAAAACCTATGCCTTTATACCGGCCACGCTCGCAGACAACCCGCACCTTGGCATTGAATATGCGGCCAACCTGGAAACGCTGCCCAAGGCTATGCGGGATGCTTATATTCGAGGAGATTGGGACACTTTCTCGGGCCAAGTCTTTACTGAATGGCGCGACGATCCGTATCACTATCAGGACGGGATCGGAACACATGTTATTGATCCGTTCGATATTCCCTATGATTGGCCCCGGTATTGTTCCTTTGACCATGGATTCAGCCGCCCGTTCTCGGTGCAATGGTGGGCTGTGGGGCCGGACAACCGTTGCTATCTATACCGGGAGTGGTACGGGTGCGCAGACCCTGGACAGGCTCCGAACATAGGAATGATGATGGATCCAAAGCAAATAGCCGAAGGGATTCTTGATCGAGAATACGAAGAACGGCAAAGGGGCCTTTCGATCTACCGGCTGGGCGATCCAGCTATATGGGGCACGCAGGGCGGTGAATCCGTCGGGGAGATGATGCAGCGCCGGGGCGTGTATTTCAATGCCGCAGACAACAACAGGATTCACGGGAAAATGCAGATGCATTACCGGCTGCGGATGCAGGGTGACGGGCGGCCCATGTTACAGGTTTTCAAAAATTGTACCCAATTTATTCGGACATTACCTATGCTTGTATACAGCCTAACGAAGGTAGAAGACGTGGACACAGACTGCGAAGATCATGCTTACGATTCGGCACGGTATTTTCTGATGGAACGCCCGATCAGCGCAGAAACGCCCAAGGTCGTTCAGCTTCCCCAATACAATCCTATTGCGTAGGAGGACAAAATGAATATTGAAGATCAGCTTCCTATGCAGGAGGCTCAACCAAGAACCGAAAAAGAAGAAAAAATTGTAAAAGACGCCTACCGCCTCCTGGAGATTTTTGACGAAAAAGAGCGGGAAATCATCATCTCGATCAAAGAGAACCGGAAGATTTGGGAAATGAAAGATTCGGCGCAGGACGGCTCTAAAGAGGGGGAACGGGTTGTGCAGCTCCCCACCCTTGTTGCGAATATCGAATCTTCTGTGGCCGATCAGATGGACAACATGCCGGATGTACAGCTGCTTCCAGAGGTGCCAGGCGGGAAAGAAACTGCCGATGCTATGGCCGATGTGCTCCACTATATCTTTGACCGGCGCAATTATAAAGCGATCCACAAAGAGCTGATGGTTGACGCTCACGTAGCCAAAGCATGCCTCATCCAGACGGTATGGGACGAAGACCTGAATGACGGCAAAGGCGACGTTACCTTTAGCCGGTGGCCTATCGAAAACTTCCGTTGGGATCCTGCGTTTGACGACATTCAAGAAGGGCGGGCTTGCTTTAAGCTGGCTTGGTATCCTAAAGAGTGGTATTTAGAGCATTATCCGGACAAGGCTAGGTATATTCAATTTGGTTCCAGAATCTCTGGCATTGAGCCGGATTACCAGGATGGCCGGGGCGAAACAATCACGATGCTCATCGAATACTGGTACAGACGGTATAGCGCAAAAGACAATAGGTATTCGATCCATGTTGCGAAGCTGGCTGGCGGAGCGCTGCTGGAATATTCCGAGAAGGATTCCCCCAATGGAATCTATGACCACGGCATGTACCCTTTTGACCTTTTTACATACCGCAAAATCCAAGGAACTCCGGTAGGCCGGTCGATGATTGATGACTTTATCGATGTTCAGCGCCGCGCGAACCGGCTAAGTCACTATATCGACGAAAACGCCCGAATGTCTGCGCGGTTCAAGCTTTTGGTCAACGAAGCCTCCAAAATTGATAGAGAACAGCTGATGGACTGGAACCAGGAGGTCGTACAGGTAAACGGAAGGCCTGACGATACACAGATACGACAGCTTTCCGTATACCAGCTTAATCCGCAAGTCGATAACCATATGCAATGGTTGCTCGATATTATCAAACGTGAATCTGGGCAGAACAACAGCGCCCGAGGTGAGTTTGGCGGCGGCATCACGGCGGCCAGTGCAATCCAATCCCTACAGGAAGCCGGAACTAAGGTATCCAGAATGCGCACGGTTGACTATCAGCAGGTTTTCAAGAGCGTAGCAACCAAGGTGCTATGGCTGGCGGCCCAGTTCTATAATGACGAGCGTGTCCTTGTTATCACCGGAGCAGAAAAGAATCAACCCGATAAAGAGATTACGGTGGACAGGAAATTTATCTACGGAAAGCCGGTTAAGAACAGGCCCCTTCCTGCTCCCCCGTTTACTGTTCAGGTTGTGGTTCAGCGGTCGAATCCCCAGCGGATCGATATTGAAAACCAATGGGTACTACAGATCAGCCAGATGTTTGCGCAAAATGGCGTACAGGTGCCGGTTTCCAGCGTAATCAAAATGCTGACGATTCCCGGAAAAGATCGTTTGCTTGCGGCAGCGGCGGAAATCGACGCGAGAAACGATGCTATAGCGCAAATGCAGGCCGCAATGGAGCAGGCCGGGCAACAGCTTCAGCAGGCGCAAGCGGAAAATGCAGCGCTCATGAAAGAGCTTCAAGACGCCGAAAAAATGGCACAGGGAACGGCAGGTAGCCAGATGACGCAAACCACTATGCCGACCTTGCCTTCAACACCAAACGATCCTGGCGCATATAACCTGTAAGGTTGTATGCGTTTTGATATGACAACGCGGAAAGGCGCGAAAAGGAGAAATCATCATGGAAAACACGGTCGCAAACCATAACGTTCAGGCAGAAAACCAGAATATCCCAATTCAGAACAGCGACGACGGCTATTCTGACGATGTTCTGGTGCTGTCCGAAAACGGCGAGCTTGTGCCCGCCGAACCAACGGTCGATCCCGGGCAGGGTGAGCGCGCGCCCGAGCCCGCCTCTGGCGACGACGGCCAGCCGACGGAACCCCAAAAGTTTTATCGCTCTCAACAGGAAGTAAACGCAGCGTTTGGCGCTAGGCTTGCCGCAGAACGTGAAAAGCTCAAGCCTGATCTGGACTTTACCAAGAGGGTAAGAATGCTTTTTAACGGCATGACAGACGAGCAGATCGAGGAAAAGCTGCTCGCCGTAGCGGCTAGCTCATATGCCGAAGAAAAAGGCATTCCTGTTGAAGTAGCGAGCGAACTAACGAATCTCCGGATGAACTTGCCCACCGCCGCTGCATCCGAGGCTGAACCTAAGCCTCAAACGCCCGCAGCGGACGATCACGACGGACGGATCAAGGCGCTTGCGGATGAAGCAAGCGAGATCAATCAAAAGTATGGGATCGACATGGGGTCGGTTCTTGCAACAGACAAAGATCTACAGCGCCGGGTATTCGGAGAAGGTGAAAGCCTCAAAGACGTACTTATCGACTACCTACAGAGCCAGCAACGCCCCGCCCGAACGATAACGCCTATTCGCTCGCCTAACGGCGACGGGTCTGTATCCGGATCGGTTGGGATGAGCGACGAGCAGTATGAGCGAATTAAGGCTGCTGTAAAAAGCGGGAATACGGTGCGGCTCTCCTAAGAAGGAGGATTTATCATGGCAGATCAGACCAATGGTATCTATCGCGGGAATGTAAACCCCAATTTCAACGCAAATCTGACGACTTCTCCCGGCCTTGCCCCGGCTGCGCAGGAGTTCTATAACAAGACCCTGCTGGAGAACATTGCTCCACGGCTGGTGCATACTCAATTTGGGCAGAAGGTATCGCTGCCCAGAGGCAACGGCAAAACGGTAAAATTCCGCAAGTGGACGCCCTTCCCGGCCATTACCAAGCCGCTGACCGAAGGCGTTGTGCCTGACGGCCAGCCGCTTAATATGACCGAGGTGTCGGCCACTATCGAACCCTATGGCGGCTATGTGACGATCACCGATATGGTGGATATGACAAGTGCTGTTCCCGTCGTTACCGATTCTGTAGAGCTTCAGGCCGATCAGGGCGGTCTGTCTATCGACCATGTAACCCGCAGCGAATTGCACAATCAGGCAACCAACGTGCAGTATGCTGGCGGGAAAACCGCTATCTCTGCTCTTACGGCGTCGGACAAGCTGACGATGGGCGACATCCGCAAAGCTGTCCGCACGCTGAAAAAGGCCAGGGCGCCTAAGTTTTCCCGAGGCGGCAAATCCCACTACATCGCCATTGTCGGCCCGGATACGGTTTATGACCTTCAGGATGACCCGACCTGGGAGGCGGTATCGCAATACCAGGACAAGGAAAACATTTACTCCGGCGAAATCGGGCGAATGTTCGGCGTTGTTTTTGTAGAAACGACGGAGGCTATGGTATACGGCGGTATGTCCTTTGCTGCTGAAACGAAGGTTGCTAGCTATACTTCCGGCACCAAAACCGTTGTGCTGAACCGCGCCCTGAACGACGACGAGGCCGACGCCATTGAAGCCGTCAAGAAGATTAAGATTGGTGAAAATACCCTAGATGTCGCATCTGCACGAGGGACTACGCTGGTGCTGTCCGGCACGGTTTCGACCGCCCCTGCTGCGGAAGACGCGGTTGCTATCGTCGGCCCCGGTACATCCGGCGCAGCTGTAGCCGCCACGCTGATTTTCGGCGATAAGGCGTATGGTATCGTTGACCTTGATTCTCGCAATGTTCACACCATCGTTAAACCGAGCGGATCCGGCGGCACCGCTGACCCGCTAAATCAGGTAAGCACCGTAGGTTGGAAAGTCAATGGTTTCACCGCCAAGCTGCTTCAGCCTACCTGGCTTGTCCAGATTCTGCATGGCATTTCGGATTAAACCCAAGTACAACACACAGGGGCGCATACAGCGCCCCTGTATTTTTTTAAGGAGGATTCATCATGGCAAATATCACAAAGCAGCAGGCGGAAGAAACATATGAAGTTCTTATTCCCATTGACCACAGCGACCGCAATAACATGCTGGAAGTGGGCGTAAACGGGCGCTTCTATCTCATTAAAAGGGGCATCCGTGTAAACGTCCCCAAAGAAGTATATGATGTTTTGCGCTTCAAAAACATGACGCTGTAAAGGAGGCGGCTGCCCATGAAATTTAAGGATATACTTGACTATGCTGTCTATCAGTGCGGTTCCATGGGCAGCGATGAAGGGCTTAACGATCTGGAAAACGATGCGCAGACCCTAATCAAAGGGTATGTGAATGAAGGGTACCGGATCATGACGCGGGATTACTGGAAGCCCTATGAAATCGAGCAGACGGTGCTGGACGGGGACGGGCGGGTGGACACCAGCACGCTTTCAAAGCGCTATTTAGCGCTATTAGGAACCGCCAGAACGAAGGAAGAACTGGAATACGGAGTTAGCGGCGCGCCTGCCCTTAACCCCTTAAATCAACGGCTTAGCACGGATGCGGACAAGATCGCCATAGGGGAACCGAACGCAACGGTTTGGATACGGTATGCTTACCTCTATCCCGACCTTGCAAACGATACAGACGAGCCGGAAGTTCCATCTCAATATCATACTCTGCTATGCGACTACGCCACGTGGCGTTACATGTCTACCGGGAATCAGGATAAGCAGGTGCGGGCTCAATTCTTCTATGGCAGGTGGTTTGAGGGCATATCCAGCATTCGGCCTTTCGGCGAAAAGCGTTATACCTTGGATCGATTCAGAAATTTATTTACGAGGTAAGACATGGCAAGCAATGGTGTAGTTCAGCTTTCTGTACCGCAATTTTACGGGATCAATCAAGCCCAGGAGCGTGTCGGCATGGGATACGCTGCATGGGCCGAAAACATAGATACCCGGTACGGCAGGCTGCAAACAGCCGCCGGATTTACGGCTTATACGCCGGATCTTGGCGAAGCGATTGTGACTATGGCCCGCTTCCATCGCCGGTTTTATTCGGTCGTATCTGAACGCGACGTTCTGGTGGCCGCTACCGATACAAAGATTTATGTCCTTGTAGAAGGGGCTGCATCCCCGACGTGGAAGCTCGTTTACTCGGCGGCTACCAGTGGATCGTGGGACTATGTTGCCTATGAAGATTATCGGGATGACGAAGAGACGCCGGTAGATATATTGCTGATGACCAACGCCATGGACGGCATGATTGCCATATGGGGAGACGATCTATCGGCGGCTACCGTTGAAACGCCTGCAAAGTTCGGCGCGCTCACCCGATATAAAGAACGGATTTTCGGAACTGCTGCAACAGACGAGCCGGATCGCATCTGGTATTCCGCACCCTTTAATCCGCGCAATTGGGAGCAAAACGCAACCGTTCCAGAAGACGGCGGTGGGTTTCTTGATTATCCATCATGGGATGGCGATAGTTTTGTCGCGTTACGCCCTTTTGGAGGCTATCTTCTTGCTTTCAAGCAACGGCTCATATGCCTTATATCCGGCGCTGATCCGGGAGAGTTCACGATACGAGAAGGATACGGCACAGACGGCCCCCTGTCGGAAAACACGGTAGTGATTAACGAGACGGCTGCGTTTTTTCTAACAACGTCCGGGATCGGCCTTTTTGATGGGAACACGATCAAAATGCTTTCCCGCGATATTATCTCTGCCATTGCCAGCCGGATAAATATCAAGGCTATATCTACTGCTTCTGCTGCGATATACGACGGCGTATATTGCTGCGCGGTGCCGCTGGATCAATCTACAGTACCAAACGCCATAATCGAGTATGATACCGAACGCGGCACATTTATGCTGCGCACCGGATTTACAGTCGGCGCGCTGCTGAAAGGTAGCGGCTCCCTGCTTCTTACTACACGGTCGGTTCCAGACAGAGTATGCAAGTGGTCATCTGGAACCACTTATGGCGGCGAGCCAATCAGCGCTGTATGGGAATCCCCTTGGACGGATATGGACGCCAAAGAAACGACAAAATCCGGATTTCGCGTCCGCTGCCTCGCGGAGGGATCAGGGCCGATCAATTTCAGTATTCAGACTGAACGGAAAACAAAAACCAAAACAATTCCCATTCCTACGCCGGAAGCGGCGAAGAAAAAACCCGTTCAGAAAAACATATCGAATCGAGGGCGTCAATTCCGCTTTAAGATCGAAAGCGATACACGCTTTTCAATATCAACCGGCATTCAGATTGAAACAGAACTAGATGGAGACTAAAAGGAGGTTAAGGCATGGATAACCGCAAACAATCCGCTTATATGCGCGATTTTAATGAAATACGTCCTCCTTACCGCCTCCCCCACCAGAACGGGTCTGTCTCAAAAGAAGAACTAGATTCCACGGTTACTCAAATCAACAACGTCCTTCGGGAGCTGCATACTAAGCTCTACGGTCGGATCGCGCTTCATGATTTGACCGGAGCAACCCAGGAAGTAATATCCAACAAATTAGACGCGGACGGCGTATCCTCCTGGATCAAGCAAAACCCTGATGAAATTAACGCTGTGGTCTCCCGAGAAGGGCTTGTACTTATGCCCGAATACCTAAAAGACAAGGTATATCGCGGCGTAAACCCGCCTGATTCTCCATCCGAGGGGATGCTATGGATCGACCAGTCTGTAACGCCAAGCCAAATTAAAAGCTGGGATGGAACGGAATGGAAACCAGAGGGGATGATCCCCGATGATTACTATACCCAGGTCGAAGTCAATTCCATGTTCAGCCAAACGGCGGAACAAATAGAAACCAAAGTAAGCAGTTCAACTTATTTTCAAGACAAAACGGCCATGGACGCGGCCATACAAGCCGCCCAGAGCGCCGCAGACGCAGCCAACCAAGAAGCGCTAGAGGCAGCCGGGATCGCCAATGGAAAAGGCCGGGTTTATGCCCAAAATACTGCGCCAGAAGGCGATGCCAACAGCCTATGGATTGATACGACAAACGGGGCCAACACGCCCAAACGCTGGGATGGAAGCGCCTGGCAGCCTGTAACCGACAAGGCGGCATTGGACGCGGCCAATGCGGCGGCGCAGGCACAGAATGATGTAAACAACGCCAACAACGCTATTACCGGGCTTACCCAGCGAATGACGGCTGCCGAAAGCTCTATTACGCAGCAGGCGGACGAGATCGCACTGAAGGTAAGCCAGAGCACATACGACAGCGAGAAGGTGATCCGGTCGGCCACGGCCCCGGAGAACCCCACAACCAACATGCTGTGGTTGGACATTTCCCTTTCCCCCAACATGCTCAAACGCTGGACAGGCTCCGCCTGGGCCGTGGCCGGCACCAACGCCGTCACCGCCAGCGGCGTCACCATCCAGGACGACAACGTCACCATCTCCACCCCCAACTTCAACCTGGAAATTCTCGACGCCTCCGGCGACCCCGTGCTGACCATGAGCGCCGGTGATGCAGGCTTTGACAAGCTCTACGCCGACAAGATCGTGTCCGATTCGGTGGCTTCTCTGGGCGCACAAGGCAACCTAAGCTATTCGGTCGGCACAGGCGGCACTTTCGCCACCATATCCGACTGCCTGGAAAACCTGCCGACCCTTCAACGGGGGTATGTGCAGATCAACTTAGTCAGCAACCTGACCGAGGAGGTGCGGATCGAAAACCGCACCTTCAATAATCTCGTTCTCAACCTGGGCGGTTACACCCTCAACGGTTACCTGCTGATCCGCGCCACCAAGGGGCCCGTCACCGTTCAGAACGGAAAAATCGTGGATACCCGCACGACCTACAGCGACGGGCAATACACGGTGCTGCTCTACGATTGCCGGTTCACCCTCTACAAGCTGACGGTAAACACCAACGGCGCGGCCAGCCGGGCCCTGAACATCTCCAACTGCTCCGGCTGGGTGCGGGACTGCGACATCAACGCCAACTATGGCAGCGACGGCTGGGGATGCTCCGTAATGTGCACACAGATGTCCCATGTATACATATCGGGCACCAAAGGCACGGCCCGCAACGGCGTATTCTCCTATGCAGGTTCCGTCGCCTTGCTATCAGGGATCGTCCCCTATGGGACAAATGCGGCCTATGTGGAAAGCGCAGGCAAGGTCTTTGACTTTAATTCCACCCCCACCCAGACGGCACAGGGCGGCGCGGTGGCCGTACCGGTGACCAAGAGCTTCACCTCCACCGGCGGAGGCAGCGTGCGCGCTGGCGACCTATACAAGGAAAACGACGTGTTCCAGGGCGCCTACACCAGCGGCAAATATAAGCGCGGGATGTGGTTCTTTGACTACAGCGCCATCAAGACCGCGCTATCGGGCAAGACCATCCAGAAAGTAACCTTTACCTGCCGGCGGTATGCCACGGCCAACGGCAGCGCTTCCCCTCAAAAGCCTACCTTCTACCTGCACAACTATACCGCCCTGCCCAACGCTGTGCCCTCTTTCACTGGGACCGCTACCAGCAGCATCGCCTGGGATCGGGGCGACACCAAGACGATTACACTACCCAATAGCTTTGGGGAGGCGCTCAAGGCGGGAACGGCCAAGGGGATCGCCATTGCTGCGCCGAACAACAGCTCGCCCTATATGAAATTCTATCCGACAGGTGCGGTGCTGACGATTACCTACGTATAGGAGGCGAGACATGATCTATTTTGACGGCCACCCCGTGGCCCAAACGGGCGAGGACTGGGTGCTGCTGGCCGATGGAACCAAGGTCAGCGGCATTCGGAACATGGCGCTACTCACCGACGACGCAGAGGGCGCGGAGGTATATGGAGCCAAGCTGGCGCTGCTGCGGGAGCGGCGGAACCGGCTGCTGAACGAAAGCGACTGGACGCAGATGATCGACAACGACCTTTCCGACGAGGCGATCTGGCGTTGGCGCGAATACCGCCAGGCGCTCCGCGACCTGCCTCAGACCGTGAGCCCGGACAACATCGACGAGGCGGATTGGCCCATACCGCCGGACTAAGGAGGAAACATGGCATCCTATTCCACTGTAAAAAGCGGTTCCCGCGGTTCTTCGGTATCGGAGCTGCAAACCCTTCTAAATGACAAAGGATATGATCTATCTGTTGATGGCATCTTTGGCAGCAAGACCCAAGCTGCGGTACGCGATTACCAATCAAAAAACGGCCTTTCTGTAGATGGCATTGTGGGCAAGAACACTTGGAACGCTTTGACGGGCGGCTCTTCTGGGTCGTCAGGTTCATCTTCTCCTACCGGTTCCGCCGGATATATGCAACAGCTGCAAGAGATGATGAAGCAAGTAACGAGCGGCAGCACTTATAAACCCGGAGAATTTGAAAACCCATACGGGGATAAGTTGCTGGAACTGACCACGCCCAAAACGGATGAAGAATACCGCCAGCAGGCTACCAATCAATATATGCCCCAATATAACGCCCAAGTTGAAGCCGCCCAGCAGGCAGCGGAAAGGGAACAGCTTGGGTACCAGAACCAGTTGGCTCAACTTGAACGGGCTATGAATAAAAGCCGCGAAAGCGTAAATTCCACCCAGCAAAAAAACATCTCTGATTTGCAGTCGTCCATGCTGCGCCGTGGTGTGGCCCGGTCATCGTATGCGGCTCAAACCGAGGCTAACGCTCGATCCGGATGGGCAAAAGCCTTGTCCGATTTGGAGCAGGAGTACCAAGCCAACACGAACTACGTCGGCCAGCAGCAGCAGCTAACGACTAGCCAGCTAGCGCAGACCGAAAAGCGGCTGAAAGAAGATTTGGCGACGAATATTGCCAACTATGAGCAGACGCTTCGCAGCAATGACAAAACGGCCCAGCTTACGGCCTATCAGCAGATGGCCGACGCCTATAACGCCTGGAAGCAGACCACTGAACAGCTTACTGCGCAGGCGGCACAATTCACCACGTCCACGCAGTCGGATATTTTGCAGTTCTTGGCAAACATGGCTCAAAACCAAGAACAATTCGACGAACAGATGGCATTTAACCGCGAACAGGCCGCAAAGGCCGCGAGAGCCGCATCGTACAGCCGCAGTTCAGGAGGCGGCGGCGGTGGCGGCGGAGGCGGTAATGACGAACCTCGCGGCGGCACCACAAAATCCTGGAGCGATTTTAAGAAAGCGATCGATAACGACAAAAAGAAGGGCACCAATACAACGATCAACGCATATGCCGGGCCTAACGGAAACATTTACCAAGCTGCGGCGGAATATGCCTTGGAGCAGCAACGCCGTACCGGTCTATATGGATACTAGAGGATAAAGCATGAGTTATTACGATCAGCAAAAAAAGATGTCCAAGGCCGAGCGCAAAAAGCGCATGAAGGCAGCGGTTGAACGGCAGATGCGGGAACATCCCGAATGGTATGACGGTTCGGTCGTTACCTCCCCCACCGCCGGGCTAACTCGTGAAAACTTTGCAAAATCTACTGAAGGATACACGAACATCCCTGTCAACAACCAGGGGGTAGATTATCGCTATACGGCCACCCGGGAGCTGGGGATCCCGGATCAGATTGATCCGATCAACCCTGAATATGCAGCGAAAGACCGCGTGATGTATAACCGGATCGACAACCCTGTTACGGTAACATCAGGCAACACCCCCAAAGAAATTTGGGCGCAGATTTATGGGATTATGGGCACCGATCCGCAGCGTGGCCGCCAGTTGATGGAGCAGGCCAAGTCCTTTGAAAGCCAGTATGGGAATCCGCTTTACAGCCCATATAAGTCTTCTACAATTTCACAGGATGTCAAAGACTTCTTTGGTCAGGATTCCTTTGACATGAACTGGATTTCAGACAACGCATACCTGGCTCAGTACATTCCGCGCACCGTAAGCGGCAATGTTAAAGCTCCCACCAGCAACTCCTCCCAGGAGGAATGGGCGGGCTACTATTTTGCGCAGATTATGGACGCAGAAAGCGCTACCCAGCAGGCCGAAACCGAGTATGCCCAGCTTCGTCAAGATATTATGAAGGCCGTGAAAGACAGCAAAGACCTTGGGCTTGATATGACGGTCAATGAGATTATCGATAGCCTTGACATGAGCGCTAACTATAAAACCCTTACGTCCATGATGGATTCCAAGGGCAACGCTACGCCCAAAAAGCTAAACCGCGCCGTCGGCTATGACAGCGACGATCTTTACGGCATGGTGCAAGCAGCCATGGACGGCGAGGATATTACCCAGCAGACGGATTTCCGGGCCGCATCGGCACGGTATGTCAAGCGTCATCAGGAACAAGAGCTATACGATCAGTTCCTTGAAGAAGAAAAAAAACGCATTGAAGAAGCGAACCCAACGCAGACGATTGAACTCGGGCTCCAGGATATTCGTATGCGCGCAGCCGATCCTTCCAAGCCGGGACGATTCAAAGGAGACGGAAAGCAAGCCGATTCCGAACTTACCCATGCTATAGAAGAAGCGCTAAGTGCTCAGGATACGCCTCAAAAAGAGAAAATTAAGATTGATGAAACTGCGGTTGATGCTATCGATCCCGATATGCTTCCAAGCGAATTTGCCAATCATCCGGAACGCGCACACGACGACGAGCTTTATCGCCAAAGATTGGCTGCCGATCAACGGGAACAGGAGAAAGACAAAGAATACCAACAGAGCCAATCATCGTTTATTCAAGCTGCCGCTGAAGCCTATGCCCAGGCGGCAGGGCCGTTCGGCACCAAAATCAGCGCCGAAGATATCGCCATGGGCAAGGCGGCTTCTGACGCTCTTGACCAACAGCAGTCTGGTACTGACGAATACGCTGAATATGTAGATTCTATCGACGTAAAGAAAATATCCGATTCCGATCTTCAGCATACACAAAACCAGATTGACCTCAATTTGAAAAATTCTGTTGGAGATACGATTACTGAAGCTGCATACCAAAGGTACGAGGCAAATCGCGAAGCGGGATATTCATTCTGGCAGATGGATCCCCAAACCTTTGAAGTTCTCCCTTATTATTCTACCCCCGATTCCGATATGCCTCGTGCAGAATCAGGAGCCGATGAAAGCCAAGTATGGGCGGCAAAAGAGAATTACGCGCAGTGGCAAACCTCTGTTTTGGGCGTTACCCCATGGAAAGACAGAGCGTCGCAGGCGATGTTTCAAAACGCTGGAATGGGCACATGGCGTGGATTGCAAGCTGTATGGAATGCCATTTCCGATCAAGGGCAAGACAAAAACTTACGAAAAAATCCAACAAATATCCATGACGCCGGTGCGGAGGTTGCATACATCGAATCTAATCCGGAAGCGTATATCCCTGAATTGATGTCGGCTATTCAACAGGTAAAAGCTTCTGGAAACGCGACGGCTGATCAGCGACATATTATCGGCATGATGGAGCAGGGGATTGATTTTGACGATATGGTCAAAACTGGCGTCGGGAATTGGACAGATGCCTCTGCGCTTACGACAGATGAAGAAAAGGCCCGTCACGCTTACTCTATGGTTGACGTGCTTGCCGCTTTTGGGCTTGTAGATAAAGGCGTTATCGGCAAAGCAAACGTTATGACTAATACCGCTGTTTATGACAATGCCTCTGCCGAAATGCAAACTGGCAATTGGCTATGGGATCATGGCGTCACATCCCTCGTTACAAACGGCGCACAGCTTTTAACTCGGTATGGGATTGGTTCTATCCCGATAGTTGGGCCAGCACTGTCACGAGCTTATAATACGGCTAACTATGCTGGTATGGGTTTGGAAGAAGCACGACAGGAAGGCGCTGATTATTCACAACAAGGGCTTTACGCGCTTGCTACCGGGGCAATAAATTCTCTGGATATATCGCCGTTGAATCCCGGAAACCTTGCTTCACAAGGGATGAAACAGCTTGGCGCTTCTCTTTTGAAGTCTACTGGCCGAGAAGTTATCGAAGAAAATGTCCAGGATATTAGCCAGCTTGTTTTCAAGAAAATGATCTATGATTCCGATATGAAATTTTATTCGGATGATCCATCGGAAGAAGCGGTTATCAATCCGTCAAGAATTCTGGATACGACACTGAGCACCCTAATTGTTGCCGGCGTTTTTGAAACGACCTCTAACCTGCCGAACATATCAGACGCTATCAACTATAGCCGGGCGGCGAAAAGCGGCAACAAGGATTCAGTGATTATGGGCTTTGACGAGAAACGTAACATGCCGTATATCCTTTCGGATGAGCATGGAAATCCATATGTTTATACCAAAGCAGAAGCCGAGTTGATTGCATCGGATAGCCAAGGTATTTTTACAGCGGAAGACGTAAGCGAATCCGAAGTGATCAAGGCGGCAAAACGAGAACTTGCTTTAGAGGATATTGACGCGGTAAATATGGTGATCCCCGATGCATCCAATCGTGGCTTGTTGAACCGCGCTTTACATGCCCAAACCAGTAAAGACGATTTAGACGCCTTTGAAGCAGGCATCGAACTTACGGATAATGAACAGGTGTCCCAAGACCTTAGCCGCGCCGCAAGCGCTTATAAAAAGCTGGTGGATCGCGCAGAAAAGGCGGAAAGCGCTTATCAGGTTGCGCAAGAGCGAATTGCGGATGCGGACGCCCAAATCAGCGCCGCCCAGGCTAAGGTATCCGAGCATATTGCCGGTACCGTGCTTATGCAGCAGGGGCAAACGATAGGCTCTGTAGCTGTAGAGAAAGCATCTCTTGCCCAGCGGATCGAACGCGCCCAGGACGATGCTGATCTATTGGAAGCCGCCGGTGTAGAACACGCGGCCCAAGATCAGGCGCTTGAACAGCTCAACACCATGATGGACGATGTGGAAACCCGCCTATCGCAGCTTAAGACCGCTGGGCACCCAATGAGCGAATATACGGCCCGCGTACAGAATGCGTCAAATCTTCGTCGCAACCTGGATCAAGGGCTTGCCCAAGCTGAAAAAGCCTGTACGGAGGCCATGGAGGCCTCCCACAAAGGGTATATCGCATTTCAACAAGCGGTTGCATCCGGCGTTGATACGCTCTTTGGGATCAACGGCAAAGAACGCATCGGAGCGTCTGTCGCTGTAGATACCCAGCTGCGCGCCGAGGCAAATGACCGCCAGCTTGAAGCGGGTCTTGCGCGGGAGGCGCAGGCCGGGCAGGTTGCCCAGGATATGCAGCGCGTCAACCTGGAAGAAAACCTTCCCCAGCCTTGGGACGGCCAGCCTGATCCCCTAGCGCCTGAAACCGAAGAGACGGTTGATGCGTCCTCTGCCGTGGATGCAATTGACGATAGCCGCTATAAGGATATTAAGTCCTATCTGAAAAACGCGCGCATTTCGCTATCAGAAACCCAGCGGCAGGAGGCTTCCATCGCATATGATAGCTATGGCGCTTACAGGAATGCGCTATGGGGAAAAACCAATCTTACCAACGATGGGACGCCGCTGGATGTAGTCTGGCAAGAACTTTCCGGAATGTATCCGGATATTTTCCCTGCCGACGTATCCGAAGGGGAACAAGTGCGCGTATTGCGCGACGTGATGGATCGGATATATGCGAAACCACGAAGCGAGCAACCCCAATACGCTATGAACATTTCTGAATATACTGATATCGATGCTGACGCCGATGTTCTCCCATCCGACGCGCCGCAGGTCAGGCAAGAAAAACGGGCCGCGCACAAACGCTTGAAAAGCATGCAGCAGGCTATGATCGACGCCGCTAAGGCTTTAGGCATAGGCTTACAGCAAGGCGGAAAGCATTATTCCCGTCCGCTAAAAAACAAAACAAAGGGATACTATCGAAAGAATAGCCATGGCGTCAATGTGAAACTTGCCGCCGATATTGATACCTTCTCCCATGAAGCTGGGCACCATTTGGACAACCAATACGGTCTGCAAAAAGCTTTCCCCGGACAGGTTGACCATATGGTCGACGCGTTGCCTGAAAGCTTCCAGAGCGCATACAACAACGACCGCGCCGTGTTACGGGGCGAGGCAATTGCTGAATTTGTCCGAATGTACATTACGGACGAAACAAAAGCAAGAGCGTTCAGCGGTTCAGAATTCTTCACAGGATTCGTTGAAAGGCTTTCCGATGCAGATAAGCGCACACTGGAGAACTTGCGCAGCGCATACCATTCCTTTATCGACGCTCCTGTTACCGAAAGAATCCGCTCCGTCATTCAATCCAACGGCGATAAAAAGAAAGACGACGGTTTAAGCTTCAAGGATCGGATGATTACCTATCTTTCCGACAGCTATCACCCGCTGCGTATCATCGACCAGGAAATCAACGAACGCCTGAATGAAATTGGCAAAGGCTCAAAGGAATATTTGGGCCTTGAAGGCCTGGCGAAAAACGCCATTTATTCCCAAAATGTCGCAGATAGCCTTATCAATAGCCATATGTTCACCCCAGACGGCGAAACAGTCTACGATATAGGTTCGCTTAAGGATTGCTTTGCCGGGCTGAAAGGCAGGGCTGATTACGACACGCTGATCGAATACATGGTAGCAAAACACGCCATGGCCGACTGGGCCCTTCAAGGGAAGGCCGTTTTCCCTGAACTGATCTCGTCCAGCGAAGCGACGTCCTTCATCCAGGGGATCGAAACGAACCGCCCGGACATCGTTGAAGCCCAGCAAAAGATTATCCGGTATTGGGACGCTTTCATGCAGAATTGGGTGGTTAACGAGGGCTTCCTGCCGCAGGAAACCTATGATGTGTTTAAGAAGCTTAATCCAAATTATGTTCCCTTACAGCGCGTTATGGATGTAGCAGGCATATCGAGGAAGGGCGAAGGGACAAATAATATTTTTACACTAAAACGCTCGGCCCAGGAAGGAAGCACCCGAGACATCTATGATCCCATTGAATCCATGTATACCATGATCCACAACGCGGTTTCTGCACAGCGTCAAAACGCCATTCTGCTTGAACTCGACCGGTTATATCAAGAGGTTCCCGGATTGAGCTATCTGATTATGCCCGCTAACAAGGACATGAATTCAGAATCTGTTAACATTTCGGAGGTTTTAGATCGATATATCAAAGAATCCAACGAAAACATTAACGATGCAGATAAAGACATGATTGGTTTAGTCATGGACATGCTACGCCGCAAAGATGGTGGAGGTGTCGCTACTATTTTCAAAAGCTCCACAACCGCTTCCGGCGACAGGATCATTAACGTAGTGCGTCCAGATGGAACCATTGCCAGTTATGAAGTCCAAGCCCCGGCGCTATATAACGCTCTCTTGCAGCTTGACACAGGCGGCCTTCGTATACCAAGCGCACTCTCGAAAACATCCCGCGTTCTCGTCAGCCTTCTGACTGAAAAAAACCCCTTGTTCTTGCTTCCTAACGCGATCCGGGATACCCAAAACCTTCTAACAATGGGAAGTGAAAACAATCCTGCGAAGGCCCTTCAAAACATCGGGAAGGCTGCTTTCATCAAGCTTTTTAAAAAGAATGATGACCGATACCGGCAATATCTTGCAATGGGCGGCGGCGCCGGAGAAGGCGAAGCTGGAATGGGTAATCCATCCAGCGCCCTCAAACTCAAAAAGAACCTTGTAAAAGGGTATCACAGCGAATCTGCGCTTCGGGAAATCGGTTCTATGTTTCAAACTCTATCGGACAAGGCGGCTGCTGTTGGAAACTTTGTTGAAGACAATACGCGGTTTGCCGAGTTTCTTGGGGCGCTTGAAAAGTATGGAACCGATCAAAATGGCCGCGCCCTTTCTTTTAGAAGGAGCCGTACCGCAACCACGGAATTCGCTGTAAGCGGATCGAAAATGCGTGGGTGGAGCACGTTATTCCGATTCATGAATGCTACTTGGCAGGGAACTAGCCAGCAAATCCGCCAGCTTACCGATAAATCCACTGGCAACCGGTCATCCAAAGTTATCCGTCTTGCCGCACTCAATACCGTTTTGGGTACAGCCACCGAAATCCTTCTTAGATCCATATGGGGCGACCATGACGAATATGAAGCGTTGCCCGCGGAAATCCGAAATGCTTATTGGTGCATCCCTGCCAGCGGCCTGCCTGGAATGGAAGACGGCGATTATATACGGCTGCCCAAAGCGCAAGGCCTTGTTACGGCAACCTTCGGATTGCCTCAAGCACTTGCAGCCGGATTTATGAATGGCGACCTTAATGACGAACTTACAGATGCGTTTCATGGCCTCCTTGGTGAAGTGAATCTTTTCTCTTCTCCTGCTTGGGCGCCTTTGTGGGAAGCGGCCACCAACAAATCCTATTACGGTTCCAGCATCGTATCCGAATCCATGAAAGACCTGCCGCTCGGAATGCAATATGACGATACCACTTCGCAATGGGCCATAAAAGCGGCCAATTGGATCAATACGCTTTCTTCTATGGCAGGCAAAGGGGATATCATTTCCCCAAAGAAGCTGGAGTATGTGGCCGAACAATATTCTGGCGTTGTGGGAAAGATTGCAACTCCGCTTGCCTATGACTATACAATCGGTTTTGATGTAAACGACCCGCTTGCCGGTTTACGGAACCTGGGCCAAACCTTCCTGAACCGAATGACGATCAATCCCTACTATACCAACGATGCAAAGACCGAATACCGCGATACCAAAGACAGACTTAACGAAATTCTCACCACCTTTAACCGGCAGCTGGATTCTTCGGAGCTTAACTATGAGCTTACTGATGATGAACGGCAGCAAGCTATTATAGAGTTGGATCGACTGCTCAAATCCGATGAAGGGATTAAAGGGCTGGACGAAAAAATCACTGCCGAATGGGACGCTATACGCGAACTGGCCGAAAACGAAACCCTATCCGACGATCAGGTTAGCGCCCGCACCTTAGAGCATCGTAAAAACATCCTCCAATATCAGCTTATGGGCAACATGGCAATGGAAACATGGATGGAAAAATACGGCCCAAGGAAAGGGCTAGACGCTATCCGGCAAAAGGCTACGTCCAAGAGTGCGCCGGACAAAGCCGAAACCAAGTGGATTATCGGAAATGAAGGGTTGCCGGAATCGCTTACGAACCAATCCGAATCCGATCAGATGAAGTCCATGCAGCAATGGTATATTGACACCGGCAGCACTACTTTCGTTCCCAAATACCCGCCCGATTTTACAGAAGACGGCGTTGTGCCCTGGGATGACGTGGACGACAAGACCAAGAGCGCCATGGAGCGAATCTGGACGCAAACATTGTTAGACAATCTCAAAAAGCTTCCGAGCGCCAAGGATGAAAAGGAAGCAAAGGACATTGCCGGAACTGCAAAGCGTAAAGCGACCAGTGCGGTAAAAGAAATCTATCTAAAGCGATACAAGATCAAAGACCAATAAGCTGAACCCCAACCGCCAGGAGGCGGTATTTTTATACCCTAAAACAGGGGGAAGGGAGCAAACCATGGCGAAAATCATTCTTGACCCTGGTCATGTAGAGGGCTACAACAGGGGTGCTGTCTCCGGATACTATGAGGGGACGGCCATGTATCACTACGCCTACCTACTGGCAGATAAGCTGCGGGCCGCTGGTCTGGATGTAGGCATCACCCGAACCAAGATCACCGACAACCCGAGCCTGACCGCCCGGGGCAAGCAGGCCAAGGGCGCGGACATGTTTGTCAGTCTGCACAGCAATGCCGCCAGCAGCGCCAGTGCCAACGGCGTGACCGTGTTCTACAGCATTAAGCGTAACGCCGACAAGCCCCACGCGACCAAGTGGTGCAATGAACTGGCAGCCCTTATCAACGGCGGCACCCGAGCCCGTGGGGCCAGCACCCGCAAAGGTAGCGGCAACTGGGATTACTATACCGTGATCCAGTCCGCCGTGGCGGCAGGCTGCCCGCATGTCTTTTTGATTGAGCACGGCTTCCATAGTAACCCGGGGGAGTGCGCCTGGCTGATGCAGGCTGGCAACCTGGAAACCATGGCGGCCTTAGAAGCCAGGCTGATCTGCGACATCCTGGGCATTAAATCTAGTGACGGTGCAGCCCAAGAACCCGTCAGCATGGGCCAGAAAATGGTCAACACGCCCGGCGACACCCTAAACGTGCGCGATGAAGCCAACGCAAAAGGCACGAAGCTGGGGGAGCTGGCCCATGGCAGCACCGTAGAGGTCTACGGCCTAGCGGATAACGGCTGGGCGCTGATCCAGCAGGGCAGCCTGCGGGGCTGGGTGAACGGGAAGTACCTCGCGGAGCCTAAAAAGACCTTTGCGCCTTATATCGTGCGCGTCACAGCCGATGCGCTAAATATCCGTAAAGGCCCCGGCACGAATTACGACGTGGCCGGATGCATCCGGGATAAAGGCAGCTACACCATTGTAGATGAGCAAGACGGATGGGGACGGCTCAAATCCGGCGCTGGATGGATCAGCCTAGCTTATACCACTAAGGTTGGAGACGCCGGAACCAAGCCGGAGCTGACGCGCATCCTAAAGCTGACCAGCCCCAACATGCGGGGCGAGGATGTGCGCTGGGCACAGGAACGGCTGAATGAGCTGGGCTATAACTGCGGCAAGGCGGACGGGATCTTCGGGCAAGGCACCGATAAGGCGGTCAAGGCGTTCCAGCGGGCCCAGGGGCTCTCCCAGGACGGGGACATTGGCCCCAAGACCTGGGCAAAGATGTAGGAGGAAAGCATGACGATTGATTTTTCCCATGCAGGCGCATGGATCGCGATCGTTACGTTCATTGGCGGGGTCATCGTATGGATTGTCAATATGACGGTTCGGTTTCGCCGGTTGGAACGAAGGTCGGACTATCGTAAAGACGATACCGAAATTTTAACAAGAGCCATGTTTGCCTGCTTGGACGGCCTTGGGCAGATTGGCGCTAATGGCCCTGTAACAAAGATGCGGAAAGAACTTGAAGAATACATAATCAAAAATCGATAAGGAGGTATTATTTTATGGAAGAAATGCTCATGACATATCTAGTTGAAAACTGTGCAATCGTGGTGCCGGTGCTATGGTGCATCGGCGCGGCGCTCAAGCGGACGCCGAAGGTGGCCGACTGGCTGATCCCTTACCTGCTGGGGGCAGCTGGCATTGCTTTCTGCCTGACTATCGCTTTGACTACTGGTGGCAGCGCCGTAGAGGGGATCATGCAGGGCGTGATTACTGCCGGCGTTGCCGTGTACGGGAATCAGCTGGTTAAGCAGGCTACAAATAAGAGCGCTTAAATCGGCCTATAACCCCTTGCGTATATTTACCCTAGCATTCACACCTGTAAGACGTTGCAATGCAAAAAGCATAGTATTTAGCTCATGCTTTTTATGCTAGACAGCACGTTAAAGCCCTCCGCGATATGCGGAGGGCTTTTTGCTATTCTATGCAGCCGATGGGATCAGCAGCCGGAAGGTTTCGCGGCCTTTGGGCGTGACCAAAAGCTGCGTCCCCGCCCATTGGGTCTTCTCGTTGTAGGATTCCTTCAAGACGAACAGGTCGTCTACATATTGGGCGTAGGGCATGAGCTTGCCTTTCTTGTCACGGTAAAGGTACTTATGATCCAGCAGGAACCGGACGAATACCTTTTCCTTCACGCCAAGCTCCTTCGCCGTCTCTCGGATGCCGGTCAGAAGGTTCCGGTCGACCAGCTGGTCGAAGTAACCGGCCTTAGGTGCCATGATCGCGTTTTCCGTGGTCAGCGCGGCGTTGGCAGCCTCCAAGGCCTTACGCTTGTCCGTCTCGTCCTTTAAGGCTGTAACCACCTTGAGCAGGTAGTCCGGGTTCATGATCGCCGCTTCCAGGGTTTCCGGGGTCATGTAGGCCCCGTGCTTACGGATGGAAGGCAAAACTTCGGTCGTTACCCATCTCCGAAATGGTTTAGCCCGCGGTTTGTCAGATCTCAGGATCACATTATATAGTCCCGATTCACTGATGCTCGTTACGGTTTGCTTTCTACCCATGCTGTCGATGACCTCGGCTTGACCGACCTCATCTTTCTCTAACCTATCAGCAGTATCTTTTACATGGGTGATTTCCAACGCCTTGCATACATCGGCAAGGCAGAACCACGGTTCGCCGTCCTTCTCCAGGGCCCTGATCTGGCCGAAAGTCTCACTCTCAAAGATTTTCAGTTCGTTCATTTCGCAGCCGCCTTTCTCCGTTGCGCCGCTTGCGCAGCCCGGTAGCCTTTTGCTAGTCCATAGTCGAACGCATCGCATATTGCATCATACAAATTGCTTTGCGCGAATGAATCAATCTCCATTATGCTCAAACAATAGTAGTAATAGTTCTCAATCTTCACACGCTGGGTGTACTGCTTCATTTTTTCGGTCATGAAAAAACCTCCATTGGGGTTGTCGGGTTGACCCTTCGGAGGCAAGCGTGGTATAATTTGCTTGCCTGGCCGTTAGGTCGGGGTGACAGAGAATTCCGGAAGCCGCCAAGCTTCACGCCGGGATTCTCTTATTTTGTTGCCTGGAACTGTTGCTCAATCCCATCCCGAACCACTTCTGATCGGCTTTTTTGCCTGGCTTCGCATATTGCGTCCAAATGGTCAAGTGTCACCTGGTCAAGCCGTACTCGCAACATAAAGTCCTTAGGATTATTCGTGAGCTTCGTTCCCTTCTTGATAGCAGCCGTATTATCACCTCCAAGCTTGTTGCTACGTTGTTAATATATATTGTAGCAACAAACTTGTCAACCCTTCAACCCAACTTTTTTTAATTTTCTTCTGTCGGATTTATCATCCCCTTCCATACCGCGACGCTCCATACCTTGGATACAACGAGATCTTTATCATGCCTCACAGTCATTTCATCCACATGCAATTTCCAGGCCAGATCACGGATAATTGCTACCTTGTTCCTTCGCTCATAGCCAAGGCTTTCAATCCCATAGTAGGCTCGGCAAACATCATAGAGGTGCGTTCCCTCCACTTCATCCTGACTTTTGAGCGTTCGCAATCCATCGTTTATCACATCGATCCAGGCTATTTTACTGGCGATGCTGTCTGGTGGGTTTTCCAAACGAATAGCCGCAATGGATGTGGGATCGCTGATATGAGCATGTCCCCTTGGCATACCGTCGTCTCTTTTCCTGGATCCCAGGATGGCATTCTCCCGCCATTCAGCTACAGTTCTCACCATCTCCGAGTACTGGTATAGGATGGCCTCGATCATCCTATACTGTTGCTCGGGCACTACTTTTTTCCACGGCCTGCCTTTCTCTCCCATGCACACCTCGCAATTCAATTAGTCATCGGTATTCATAACAATTCCACGCTCTTTTAGCTGTAATAAAGTTGTATATACATACCCGGAGTTTCGCCCGACCGCCTGTGCTATTGCGCCATACGACGATCCGCTGCTTCGCATTAAATACATGGTCGTCACTTCTTCCTTGGATATGTTTCGATTTCTTACAAACGCGTCAAGGCTAAATTTATCTTGTTCTGTGAGTTTTTGCGGCGAATCACACTTGTGGATCCTATAATGTTTTTTCCCTGTTTTTTGGCAAGTCCCAACCTTCCTACCATCTTTTCCACGATGAATATCGATCCAATCTTTGCATTCGCCGCATAGCACGCCATCCACGATGCCCGCCACCCCTTTTTTGTTCTGCGTCGTAAAAATCTACTAGAAATGCTGCGTTGCATGCCAGATGATAAATATGGGGAAGTCCACTTTCTTCGTCTATGCCTGTTGGGTTGTCCAAATAAGCTAGCAAGTGACGGTACAGGGCGTTCTGATAGCGTTCGGGCGCCACGGTTCGCCAGTTTTCTTGATCCCCGTATTTTGCTACGCCATATGCTCGGACTGCTGCCACAGCCCGGATCAATGACGTTGGAACAAGGGCAAGCGGTAGTTTCCCTTTGTCGTCCTTTGCGCCGTTAATGGGTTTCTGCATCCTTTCCTCTCCTTTTATATTTTGTACACGGATCACCCCCGCGGCTGTGCCCGGTCTCCAGGATGTATTGACAACATTTTTGGTTGGCGCTCAATGGTAACCAATACTTGCATTTGCGGCAGCGGGCTAACCTCTCCGGGCTTGGTACATAACCGGCCATGGTTAGCCCTCCGCGTCCATCTTCGCGCCGCAGTTGGGGCAGTAGCTGCATTTTTCTTTTGATTCGCGTCCGCATTCGCAAAGCCAGCCCTCTATCCGCCCATATGGATCAGTGATTGTTTCCCAGCTTCCATGCCGCACCGGGGCATACTCTTTCAAGTCCTCATATGGGCAAGAGCCAAGATTGCAAAAACTATCTGTTTTTTCACAAATACCACCATGTATTTCGTGTGCACAAAATTTAGTCATTACCTTGACCCCCGTCCATAAGAGCGCCACATGCGCCGCAGAATTTGTGCCCTGGATATTTCATCCACTTTTTCTGGTCTGCGTTGTTTGACCCCCACCCGCATTTGCTGCAATGTATTGGCACCCCGATAATGCCTGGTTCTCCAATAATCCACCTCCCATGCCGTACAGGAGCAACGTCTGCGGCTGGAATATTCTTTAGGCAATTATCCAGTATTTTTATAGCTGCATTCCATCCATCTGCATATGCTCTGTCACGAAATACATCTGGATTCGCCGGGCCGATCCCAAGCGTGTCTATGTCAACATATCGGCTCATCGTTAGCCCTCCTTATCATCCGGCGCGGCGGTTCCATGCCTCTATCGCTTCTTTTTTTCCGTCGCGCTGCTCATAGGCGTCTACTATTGTTGCTCCTAATGCTTTGCATTTTGTGCATTCGACGTAATTTAGCGGCATGCTGTAAACATACCTAGCTTTCCCCCCGCAAAATGGGCATTTTTTGGGTGTGTCATCCATCGCTATCCTCCTTCGGTGGTTCGGGTAGCGGCATCCAATGGGCGACTTCATGCGTTGCATGAGAATCGAACATCCACTCGCCGTCTCCCCAATATATCGCTACGAATATATGATTCCCGTTCCAGACAAGGTAGCTATCGTCATCATCCGGCAGCCTGTCCTCCACGCTGATCCATCTATTGTCGGTTCGTCGGTTCCAGGCTTCGATTGCGTCCTTTTTATATATCCCATCCTCGGACTTTGCTTTGCAATCTGCGCACCAACAACGCCACATCCCCCAATTTGAAACAATGATATTTTGCGATCCGCAAAACGGGCATTTTTTCAGGTTATCACTCATCATAATCCTCCGTCTCTCCAAGCCATGTGAAATCCGGGTGGTATTTTTCATTGGTGCCCCTGCATGCCCAGCATTTATCATCCCATCTGTCGGAGTAATTTGCGCAAATAGAGCACGGGCGCACACTATAAATATCATTTATCGCCTTTTCTGCACGATCCTTGAATCCGTTTGCGGCATTTCTAAGGGATTGGTTATAGACCAACAGATCGGTGATTGCGGCAGCGGCTTCCATTGTCATACGCGGGATGCACTTGCTCATATCACCGCCAGCCCAATATGCACACGCTTTGCACTCATCAACTTTGGGTGTGCTTCCGCACAGCTTAATAGCTGCAATCAGCTTCTTGTAATCCATACTTATCCCTCTTTTCTGTTTTTAACGGCATACAACCATGTCATAAGGGCCTCCATGCACTCGGGGCACAGATCAAGCACTTGCCGCTCATTGTATTTGAACCTCTTATCGCCCTCAACCCTAACCAACATGAACTTGTTGCGTTTTAGGTAGTTATTTGCGCCATTGCAGCTCTCATAAAAGCATCCGCACCGGTCGCACTTTTTTGCTTGCATGAGTTACCTCCTGCCCTTATTTATTTGTTATCAAGAAGTGGGATCTTGGCCAGCTCCCTAAAGCGCTTATCCATCCAAGCTTCATACATTTCTTGATCGATGACTCCCCTGCAATACATTTCTTCATGGACTTTTGCCCAGTCGCGTATAAAATTAAGCAGTATGCCCTTAGAAATCTTAATAGTTAGGCATTCGCGCTCGTTTCCGCTAATCTCTATGCGGTCGATTAGCCCTTGTCTTTCCCATGCCCAAACCGCGCCAAGCATGATTTGCGCGCAATCGCCCAGGGTGCTGGGTTGCGGCGTTTGGTTATCATCAAGGCCCACAAGCCAGTCCGTGGAGACACACAAGACTTTTGCAAGGGCGGCGGCTATGATGATGTTAGGGGTTTTGGCTCCTTTTTCATAGGCTGAAATGCTGGCATAGGACAGCCCGCTTTTTTCAGCCAGATTAGCCTGTGTCATGCGGAGCTTGTTTCGCGCTTGTTTCAGCCGTTCAGGAAATACATTTTCCATGGCGTTCTACCTCCTAATCACTAATTTTTTGTCACAACCCGCGCTTGAACGGGCATGTTCCCTTTCCGTTGTCATAGGCTTCCGCTCCGGCGGCAAGAAGGTTTTTCCTCAACGGACATTCCCTTGCGTCTCTCATAGTCTTTTCGCACAAAAAGCACTCACCGAACGCAGAATTTATGAGCTGATTGACGGTGTTCATATCGATCACGCATAATTCCGGCGTTCGCTTGGCCTGTTCGTCCGGGACAAGCAGCACGGTAGTATGCTGGGCTTGCTTTGCTAACATATTTCGCTGCGTTTCATCCACATCATGAAGGATACCGTCAATGATTGTTGCGCAATAGGTCTGCGCCGTTTTCAGTCGCTTTGTATAGGGCTGCACGCATTTGTTATTTTCGGATAACAGCAGATCGATATATCCAGCAAAGCCGGATAGCACAATGACCACATCTTTGGTGTATCGGTTAACGTAGGACATCGGGTTCCTCCTTCTGCGTATCGATCCAGTACACGCCAAGTGCATAAGCCTGCCAAACGTCTTTGCTGAATCCATAAAAATGGCCCGGGTTCTTTTTTGTACCTTTGTCTCCAAAGCGGTCTTTTAGCGCCTGTCTCACATTGCTATCCTTAGCTTTTGGTGTCCCGCATAGATGCGCTTTTACAAGCACCCTTTTGCATGTACTGAATGCTATCCCACAATCATAGATGATTTGTTCCAACCGCCCAATTTCAACACAGGTATCAAAGAGGGTTTGACCAGCCGGCATACCTGCGCCATAATGCCCGATCATTTCGATTACAACATGTCCGCAGCCCTTGGATGCGCAGTACCGGTTGACCGCTTTGCGGATTTGTTCATTGTCCTGCTTTGCGAACTCTAAGGGCTTATATCCATCCGGATCAATCAGGCAAAATGCAGATTGGATATTTCCGGGGTCAATCGCTAAAATCGGTTTCATGCGTTCCCTCCACCATGCGCTTTATTTCTGCCGTAACATGGGTGTGCCATGCCGCCTTTATATCCGAAGGCTTTACGCCTTCACACACGGCTTTCCACCCCCCGACGGCATCCACGACGCTGAACAGCGGGGCCGTTAGTTCTTCCCGGGCTTGCTCCATCCCATTGCGGCCATAGGCGCATACGGCATAGTGAATTTTTTGATACGCCTGCTCGTCCGACAGATAGGATGCGCGAACGATCTCAATAACGCCTGCCATGAGCTCCGCTGCGCTGGGCGCAAAAGGGCTGCCGTTCATTAGATACGCTTTTAATGCTTGTTTAACGGTGCCTGCCGGCACGTTGGCAAAATACCCTTGCCACAACAGCGCGGCGCGGGATTCGTCATTAAATCGCACCTTTCCCGGCCATAGAGAGGACATATCTTCAAAAAGCTTCGCCGTTTCTTTAATCGTCATGGTTCATACCTCTTTCGCGGGCTGCAATCCGCTCGGCTTCTTCCGCGATTTCCTCCCATGTTTTCTGCTTGGGCTGGGATCGCCTGTCGCTTTGCCGTTCTACCTGCTCTTTATAGGCTTCTACGCCTGCCATGTCCTTGACGCCTGCGGCAACCATGCTTTCAATCACCCGTGACATATACCGCCATGGAGCCCTCAATGTGCCTGCGTTCTTGGCGGCGTGTATGGCATATATAACCGCTTCCGGGCATAGTTCCTGAAGCCCCTGACTTATGGTGTCCGAAATAACGCCCATAGGCTGCATCCCGAAATTGCGCTGATACTCTGCCGCTACCGCCGCATAAGCTGGATCGCGGGCTGGCACGCCGCTAGGCGG